AACTATCTGCTTTTGAAGCAGCTATGATTAAAATTGCTCAGACTCCTAAAAAAGATGTCGAAAAAGCCATTGCTCAAGATAAGAAAAAGAAGAATTAATTCTATGTGTATACTATTTAGGATTATTGAGAATTTTAGGTTAGATAATTGAGTTAAATATGTTGGGTTAAACTGGTATGTAGGTGCCTAATATTTTTGTAAGCTTCTAAAGAATAATTTCTTTTTTTTGCTTTATCTTTTCTATAAGATGAAAACCATATTGCGCCATAACTTAATTGAAATGCAACATATCCTACTAATTCGGGAGGAAACTGTTGATAATTGTTTTTTATATAATAGTATTCTTGTTCAGGTATTTGTTGCGGCGGAATCCAGCCATTTTGTAATGCTTTTAATAAAGAAATCAAATAAAAATTGATATCACAGCCAATTCTTGGATTTTCAACTTTGTCAATTAAATTAGCACCTCCAACAAAAGGTTCAATATAATATTGACCTGGTTTTCTGTTTTGTAGTATAATTGGTAAAATATATTTTGCTATACGATTTTTACTTCCCATGTATTTCATATTTAATATTATAATATTATGAATCAAAAAAAAGACCTTATAGCCTCTTTGCATAACCATTCTACTTATTCTATGCTTGATGGGGCATCATCTCCAACGGAGCATGTACAATATGCTATTGAACGTGGTTTTAAATATTTAGCTATTACAGATCATGGTCATATTAGTGGTTTTATGGAGTTTGCTAGAGCTTGTGAAAATACTCTATTACAGCCAGTTTTTGGTTGTGAATTTTATGTTAGTTTAGCGCCTGATTTAGATACTTACGGTCATTTAACTGTTTTAGCAAAAAATGATGAAGGATATAAAAATCTACTGACTCTTTATCACAAATCTTGGGATAATCTTTCAAAAGCTAAATTTGGTAAAAAGAAGAATCAAATTACTTGGGATTTATTAGAAGAGTATAACGAGGGGATTTTTGTTGGCTCAGGCTGCTTAGTTGGAACAATTGCACGCTGTTTGCTTAAAAGCCGAGAAGATTTGGCAATCAAGAATTTAGAACATTTGATTGCTATATTTGGCAAACAGCGTATGTTTGCTGAATTTGTTCCTCAGTTAGTAACACACAACTATAATAATAAGACTCAACGCTTTGAGCCTAATGAATGTGGTCCATTTTGGCCAGATGGCGATATTTTAAAAGGCTATCAGCTTTGGTTATGGGATCAGGCCGTTGTTAAGCGTGGTTTAAAACCCTGCGTAACATTAGATGCTCATTTTACTACACCTGACAAAAAAGACATTCAGGATGCTCTTTTAATGAATGGTGAGAATGGTTGGCGTTTTTATGAAAACTATAATGTTTTGACGCCTGATACAATTTATCAAAAGTTGTCTTATTTGCCAGGTCACAATTGTGCTTTACATGATTCATTAATTGAAAATGTAAATGATTTTTGTTGTGATGTTGGGTATTCAAAAAAATCCAAAAGCATTTATTTGCCTTATGGATATAATAACATAGAAGATTCTTACCAAGATTTTGCAAAAAATGTAGATGTAAGTAAGATTCAAGCTATTCAAAATCGTTATAGGGTTATATAAAAATTATTAATTTAGAATAAAGGTTTTTATGAATTTTACTGAATGGTTGGATAAAAAAATCTTGGAGTTTAAAAGATTTTCTGATATGATGCCTGGTATTAGCTTAGATGAAGAAAATGAAAAACGCGGTGTTTTATCAGTAATTCATCAACTTGAACAACTGAAAAACTTGTACAAAATTTATGAAAAAGAATGTTTTGAAAAAAGATCAGAAGAAATCATATAAATATATTTATAAAATTAAATGTGCTCATTATGCTCCTAAAGATACACATGAATCAATGTGTGAGTATTTTATTGCAAATAACGATCAAGAAGTAATGGATTATATAGATAAAGAATATAACTTTAATAGCGGGAAAGATTTGCCACAAGAGGATTTTTTTTATGATGATGAAAATGAAGAGTCATATGATGAAGATGCTTTATCTGATGACGATATTTATCAGGAATGTTTAGAAAAATATCGTCAAAAAATTTTAAAAAATTGTGGTAATATTGGGATGGATTTTGATGGAGATGATGCATATTATGGTATAACACAATGGGGTTGGGAAAAATTATCAACAGTAAATGAAAAAGAAATTAATATTTTGCTAGAATTAAAATTAGTTTCTTGTATTTAAAAAAATAATTAAGCCGCCGCACCGTGGTGGGAACACGGTAATCAGATTAATGAGAGCTTCGATAGCACAGATGGTATGAGGCACCGGACGGTAACCAACCCGTTCGTATATCGCCGGTTCGAGCCCGGCCGAGCATTAAAACGAGGCGTTACTGCACGCCTATTGTTAATCAATCAGGTTCAAATCCTGACGGCGGCATTGGAGAGAATATGAAATACATAAAAAAACCGGTTACAGTTGAAGCATTTGTGCTTGGGTTTGACCGTATTCCTCAGTGGTATATTGACGCACTCAATAGAAATGATATTGTTCACACTGGCAAATATGGCAAAATAGATTCCACATCTATATCAATAAAGACCCCTGATGGAACAATGAAGGCACAACATGGAGATTACATTGTAAAGGGGATCGAAGGCGAAATTTACCCATGCAAACCAGATATTTTTGAAAAGACTTATGAGCCTGTTATGGGTGATTAGCCAGTGGGGCTCAGGCAGCAGCGAATCGCGTAAGTCTACTTCAGAGATGGTTCAATTCCATCATCACCCATAATAAGATGTAAGTTTAGATTTACTTAATTAAAATCAAAATTTAATAATATTCTTATATTATTCAGATTGTATATTAGTATTATAATATACAACATGAGTGATGCTTTAGCCCAAAGTGGCTTTTTGATTTGGTTAAATCAAATCAAATATTGTTTAGCAAATAATAAATATCCTTCTAATGAAGAATTGTATTTAGATTTAATTAAACAAGAAGATTTATGGCGAAAATTAATTATTTCTTCAGGCAAAGGTCAATATTTATATGCTAAATTTATTGATCACGTTCTTTATGAAAAAAAGAATATTTTAGATGCTCGTCCTTTTTTTCGTGTACGTCAAGCAGATTTTTTGAATAAAGTTAATCCGTTTATTAAAAACAAGCAGCCTGAAAATTTATTTAATTTGCGTATTAATTTTACATTTATTACATGGGCATTAAATCAATTAGAAACTGATTTATTAAAACATGATTTGACAGTTATTTATCAAAAAATAATGAAATTACGTAATGATTTTTTGATATGTAATTCACCGCTTTTAATTAATCGTATTAAATTAATTTATTCTAAATATTCATATTTGTATAGAGACATACAAGATTTGATAAGTATTGCTTCAAATGCTGCGTTAATTGCATTAGACAAGTTTGTACCTCTGGTTGATCCTGTAACAGGTGAAGATAAATATACTAGTGTTTTGCTTTCGTCAATTATTGGTAGAATTAATGCTATTGCTATTCAAGACAGTACTAATCAGAAAATTCATATGTATCCTAAAGATCGTAAGATTCTTTCTGATTTACGTAAAATGAAAAATAGTGGGCATTCAGATGATGCAATTGCTGAAGTGATGGGCATTTCTGAATCAGAAGTTGAAAGATTGCTTAATAGCAGTCAAATGCTTTCTTTGGATTGTGCTACAAATGTTAGTATAACAGATGAAGAGCCAGAAGATGTCTATCAAAGAAATCGTTTAATAGAAGAAGTAAATATACAAATTAAAAATTTGTCAGTTTTAGAAAGAAAAATTTTATTTTTGAAAGGATTAATATGATTAAAACAGTTAATAAAAGAGTAGCGTGTAAACCTTTGGAATTAAGAAAACCTGTTTCGTTAAGTAGTTTAGGAACTCTTACCGAAAAAAACATGTTAGAAACAGAGGTTGTTTTTAGTAATGAAAATGGTACTTACCAACCTGGGGATAAAGTTTTTTTATCTAAAGATTTTGAACACAATGATCATGCTTCTTGGTTGAAAATTGTGCATAGTTTGCGGGGTATTTCTTGTATTTTAATTCCAGAAGAAATGATTGTAGCTCATGAAAGTGTAAATTATTATAATCATGATCAAATGCAAAAAGTATCTTTAAAAAATACTGGCACAGGAAACATTACTTGGGATATTCAAAAGTGTTCCAAATCTGAGTTTTAAATGATATAACTTGTGTTTATGTATAAAATTCTGCTTGTTGGCGATCTGCATAGTAAAAATTCAAATCTTGAAGAAACTAAAAAAATTTTTGAATTTATAAACATTCAATGTCTTAAGTATAATATCAAAAGTGTTTTCTTGTTGGGTGATTTGTTTGATACACATGGCATTGTGCATTTGCCTGTTGTTTATATGTATCATGATTTGTTTAACAAATATAAAAATTTAAATTTTTATTGTTTAGTTGGTAATCATGATTATGTAGTTCATGGTAGTCATGCAGAACATGCTTTAGTATCATTTAAATTTTTGTCTAATGTGCAAGTGATAGATGCTGCTGATGGTCAGGTTTATACTTATAAACAAGACAATATACAATTTGACTGTATACCTCATACTACACAAGAACAGTTTTTCACACTCTGTAAACAAAAGAAATCAGATATCTTGTTATGTCATCATACTTTCACAGGTGCTCAGTATGAAAATAATTTTTTTGCACCAGATGGTATTGATTTAGAAAAAACTTCGTATAAAAGAATTGTTTCAGGTCATATTCATAAGATTCAAGAAGTGGGCAAGGCTTTTTATGTTGGTGCGCCACGCTGGCTCAAAGAAAGTGACGCGAATCAAGACAAAGGTATTTGGGCATGGGACGGTCAAGATAAATTTGATTTTATATCGGTTGATTCGGTATGTTGTAAAATTAATGTTTTAAATATAGATGAAAATAGTAATTTAGATATACCTATAAATGATCAACATAGATATATCTTTAATGTCAAGGGTGATCGTGATTTTGTTGAATCAATAGCTTTAAAATTTAAGACTAAAGTGGAGGTGCGACAAATTCCAGATGAATATAAGAAAGTAAAAGTAAAAGAATCGGATGGCGTTCTGCAATCTTTGCATGATTTTGTAAAATATAAATACAAAACAATTTATAATATTGATAATGAACAACTGTGGGAAACTATTTCATATAGATTAAAAATATGACTTCAGAACTTAAACAACAACTAACACAAATTTTTTATGCACAATCAATTACTCAGGGTTTAGATCCAATAGTAATTAAAAACTTGAAGATATTGCCTTTAGTATGTTTTCCGCAGGCCAAAGAGTGCGAATTAACATTTACAGAAAATGAAATTAAGGTCGTTTTAATTCCATTTAGTGGTATTCAGGGTATGATTAAACGCTTGTGGCACCGACGTTTTAATGATATATATACAAAAAACTTAAACATGTCGTTTAATTATTGGTTACAATGCATTAAGAAAAAACCAAATATTGTAATTGAGTGGAAGAAAAATGAGTAATGAAAAAACAGATAAAGAACTAGCACTTGAATTAATAGGCGATATAAGTCAACTAGTTGATTTGCCTTGTGTAGAACGTGAATTACCAGTTACAGAAGCAGAATCAACACAGCATCTTGCAACAATTGATAAATCAGTTTTGCCAGAAATTGGCGATGAACTTGCAAAAAGTATCGAGTTATCGCTTATTGAAAAAAAAGAATTAGATAAATTTGTTTCTGAACGTCGGTTTGGTGAAACAAAGACTTATCCAAAAGATGAAATATTAAAATATTATATTCAGGGATTTGAATCAGTTGATATTGTCCAGTTAGTACCGAATACGACAATAGGCGGTATTGTATATTTAAAAACACAAGAAAACTGGATTGATGTAAGGCGAAATTTTCTAGCTAACCTTGAATTAAATGCTTCTTACAAAGTTGCTTTAACAAAGTATCGATCAGTATCGTTGATGGCAACGATGCTTAACATTTGGCATAATCGCGTAGAAAAGGGCATAGCATCATTTATTAAAACTGGTGATCGTACTCATTTACCCCCTAACTTTACAGTAAAAAGTTTTAAAGATTATGAGCGATGGCTTAAATTATTTAAGCATATGGATGACAGTACCTCATCAAATAATTCAATTAAAAAAACGGCGGATGGCAAGCCTATAGAACCTCCTTCTACTCAAATTAAAGCTGATGCTGTTTTTATTAATAGTCAAAATCCGCGTCAGGAATTAGAAGCTAAACAAAATCGTTTAGCGCAATTATTTAAAAAAATGGATGCAGAAGAACGCGATAAAAAGACCTTTAATAAATCCACTAAAGGTGCTTAACAAGCAACTTGCCACCCGGTTTTTTTAACATTAGGATTTAACTGCCTGCAATTTTAAATTTGTATTATAATTATTAATATAAATTTAAGTGAGGTTTTGTGGGCAAGAAACATATTCAAGATCATGCTACCCCTATTGTAACAGAACGTGACAAAGAATTGCAGGATGGTTTATTACTCCCTTGTCATGACAAAGAACAGTTAAGAATGTGGTTTAAAATCTACTTAAATGTAGATTTAGCTGATTGTACAGTTTCACGCTTTGCTACTACTAATCCTATGGATGCAGCGTGGGAAATTTACCAGCACGCGCTATTTAATTTATCTGACGAACCATTAAATATTTTACTAGTGGCATCACGAGCTAGTCAAAAAACGCTTTCAATGGCTGCCGTTGAATTAGCGGTTATGTTGCATGACAGACGTGATATTTTGCATTATGCTGCTGCTGAAAATCAAGCAAAAGTTGGATGGGCTTATTTGCTTAAGTTTGTTCAAAAACCATTTATTAGAGATTATTTAGAAACAAAGCCTACAAATGATAATGTAATATTTAAATTACCTAACATTTTAGATCCAACAGAAGAACCTAGAATTGTTACAGGTAAGGTTTTATCAATTACTGCTTTAAATGCTCAAGGTCAGCATGCATCGTTTATGTCAGTTGATGAATTGTTGACTCTAGCTCATGATAAAAGAAAAGCTTACTACGATTTGGCTGGCGTACCTGTTTCAACTGATATGGGTAGACCGTATATTCGTGCAGAAATTTCTTCACGTAAAGGTCCTTATTCTGTTGTTGAAGAAAAAATTCAAGAAAAAGAAAAGACGGGTTTAACTGTTAAAACTTGGACAGTTTTTGAGAATCAAAAACGTTGCCCTGATGAGCGTTCAGGAGTTATTCCAACAGAATTCTATGGAAATCCAAAAACGGGAGTGTTGTTAACTACAGAGCAATATAAAGAATTAAGTCATGCTGAACAAAGTGGTTTTTATAAAGGAAAAGGTTTTGACAAATGTTTGCAATGTAAAATTGCATCGTTTTGTTTAGGTGATGCGAAAAAACAAACGTCAGATTGTCGTATTTTAAATCCTGTTGAAAAAACGATTACTGACTACCACAATACAACTTTGGATTTGTGGAGCAGTCAGCGCATGTCTTTAGAACCATCTAAAGCCGGTCTTGTGTTTCCAACATTTTCAAAAGAGCGCCATATTAAAACACTTAAAGAAATATGGGAAATTTATACAGGCAAGTCAATTGATTTTGTTCCTTCTTATGCCAAATTAATTGAATTGATGCATAAAGATAAATGTGTATTTTGGGCAGGTTTAGATCATTCTGGTGGTTCTTCTCCTTGTGCTATTGATACGGTTGCGGTTGATGCACGTGGGCGGGTTTTTCTTTTAAATGTTTATGAAGAAGTTGTTGGTATTGATACATTAGAAGAAAAACTAGAACAATTAAATAGTTTATATAAATACAGAACTATTTTTCCAGATCCTGCCGCAAAAGATAAAAATGATATTTTGCGTAAAAAATTTAGAATTAAAGATAAATTTACTAAAGATGTATCTTTAGGTTTTGATTTAATTCGTCGAAAAATAATGTCAGCAGACGGAACGATTTCTTTTTATGTCCTTAGCGAAGGAACAGTTTCGTTTCAAAATGAAATTGCCAAATATCATTATAAAGAATTGCCTGATGGCAAATTTTCTGATGTGCCAGTTGATGAAAACGATCACTCTATTGATGCTTTAAGATATGTATTTCAAAATATATTTACAAAAACTAATGGCGAATGGGTTATTTCTATTGATAATACCAGATACGATGATGAGCCAGAATATCTTGAAGATCCAACTGCTCAATTAAATGTTTGGTTTAAGAATCATGTAAATGCCATGTTAGAAGAAAAAGTTGTACAAGAAGGCGGTGGAATGATCAAACAGGATGGTTATTTGTTTTTCGACCTTTAGACTTAATCTTTTAAAAAGACAATTAATTTTTTAAGTACATGATTTTATTGATTTTTAAGGGTTAAAAATGTCTACATTAAATCTTTTAGCTAGTGTTTTGTCTTATGATGATAACATTAGCACAACTGTTAATAACAATCCTTATAAACGTGTTCCTGATTGGTCTACTCAAATTTATGGGTTGTCTGTTAAAAATCCACAGGCTTTAAAATATACGATTGGACCTAATAGCTCTGTTACATTATTTGATGGTACGCGTGCCACATCTATTGATGGTACAACGGCATTTAGCATAACGTTTATTTCTGGTTCTACGTATCGTTTACAAAATACAGCTGGTACGGCTCCTAATTTTCGTACAGCAAGGACTTTAGGTGCCGATGCTACAACCGCTTTTACCGTTTCTATTAATAATAATAGTGTTGTTACTTACACATATGTTAACGGTACAGCTCCAAATTTTGGAACAGTACAAATTGGCGATACTTTATATATCGCTAGTACTTCGCCGTTTAATATTTTAAATCGTGGATATTTTAAAATTATTGGGAAAACGGCTACTAGTATTAGTGTTCAAAATATTTCAGCTGCCGCAGAGACCAATATTGCCTTGGGTGTCAATTACGCTACAGATTTTCAAATTTACTCCGCTGGTCCTGTTTTGGTTGGGGATACGTTAATTTTATCGTCCGGGTTTAGTCCTGTTACCTTAGGTAGTTATGTTATTACTGCAGTGACACCTACATTTATAGAATTTACTTCAACTAATCCTTTACCTAATGAAATTGGCATTTTGCCTACTGCATCGGGTTTAGTAATTTATAATAATGCAAAATTTATTCTTTATATTGAAGTCAATCAAAATTGTGCTCTTCAGTTAAATTCTGAAACAGCTAATAATGTTTTGATTCAACCGGCTGTGCCTGATGTTAATGGTACTGCTGGTGTACAAGGAATTTTTACTAAAATCGGCATGTCTTATAAAGGGATATTGCTTAATACTGCAATTAATTCATGTGATGCTTTTGTATTTATGGCTGAAAAAGTCTAGGGATAATAATATAACATGGTAGCTTTAAAAAAGAAAAACAAAACAGATATGCAAATGGTTGAACTTGAAGTTGATCCTCAAGTTACTACGCATCCTTTGTCTAAGTCTGTAGTTGAATTGTTAGATGCTAGAAATACGTTTGCATCTTTAGGTAAAGAAAAAGAAGTTGTGCCAGATAGAAAATCTTATACGTATGATCCTCAAATGGGTTATGCCTATAATGGTTTTTATCGTAGTCGTACTAATTTGTTGCCATATGCTGTTTCTCGTCAAATGGCCGAAAACAATGAACTTTTAGCTATTATTTTAAATACGCGTGGTACAGAATTAGCAAATTTTGGGCATGTACAAATTTCCCGTTATGATATGGGATATAAAATTGTTTACCGTAAGCCATCTGAGGTTAATAAATTACCAAAAGATGTTAAAAAAAGCTTAGATGAAAGAATTAGCAAAATAAGAGACTTGTTTTATACTTGCGGCAAATATGAAGATTTGCCGCTTTATGAAAGAGTGACATTACCAGAATTTTTTCAAGCATTGGTTAAATCTGCAATGTTGTATGGATTTACAGCTGTTGAAATTATTCGTGATGATCAAGATAGATTTCATAGTTTTAGATTAGTTGATGGCGGAACTATTTATCGAGCACCTTTTGCAGGTTTAAAAGAAGAAGATAAAGTAGGTGTTGGCGGAATATCTATTTTTTCACAAATTGAAAAAGATTATCAAGAATTAGAAAAATTACGTGGTAAAGAGCAAATTTGTTTTGAACGTTTAGAATTAGAAGGGTTCAGAAAAGGCGAATATGCTTGGGTTCAAGTTATCAATGAAATTCCTAGAATGGCATTTCGTGATAGAGAACTATTAGTTCATCCTTATTATCCATCACCAAGCATTGAATATTCAGGTTATCCTAGGCCACCTATTGATGATGTTGCTCGTTCTTTAACGACGAATTTAAATGCAATGATGCATAACCATTTATTTTTCTTTCAAGGTCGTGCAACGAAAGGTGGTTTGTTTATTAAGTCTGAGCAGGTGAATGAAAACGTTTTGAATCGGTTACGTCTGCATATGCAGTCTTCTATTAATAGTGTACGTAATTCATTTAGAATGCCAGTTGTTGCAATGGGCAAAGATGATGAGATTCAATATGTAGGTTTTGATCAAAGCAGTAAAGACCAGGAATTTGCTTATTTAAGCGAGAATACAGCAATTACTATTTTGTCAATGTATGGTGTTGATTGTGAAGAAGTAGGCATGGGGTATTTAAGACGTGGCAGTACATCTGCACCTGCAATGTCAGAAAGCAATAATGAAAATCGATTAAAAAGAATTCAAAAAACAGGTTTTGGTTCTTTGTTGCGCAACACACAAGTTTTGATGAATAGAATTTTATCAATTATTGATCCTGAATTATATCAATATTGTGTATTTAAATTTGTTGGTTTAGATGCAGAAGAGCCTTTGAAAGAAGTTACTCGTGTACAAACTGAAATGAATACTTTTTCTTCTTTTAATAGAGCTATGCGTTCTATTGGTGAAGAAGAGGTTCCGGTAGCGGGTAATATTCCGCTTAATCCACAATTTTTGAATGTGGCAAAAGAAAATGTGCCGATGAATATTTTGCTATATGCTTTTACTGGGAATAAAAGTGTTCTTTTAGATCCAAGTTTAAATTTTTATCAAAGCGGTTTTTGGTTTCAATATCAATCAATTTTTCAGGGTTTACTAAAATCTAAAGGTAGAATAAAAGCTACATTGGAACAATATACACAAGAATTAAAAAATTTGCTAGACAATAAACCGGCAGAAATAGTACAAGAAGAAATAGAATTTTCAGAATTTGAGGAACAAGAATCTCAAGATGCCCAATTAGAGATTGAAGAAGAATAATTATGGAATTAGAAGATTTCAATAATATAGATGCTTTTTCTACCGATTTTGATGTTCAATTGTCTCAAATCGTGATGAAAATTTTTTGGTTGGGTTATTTAGCAGGCAAACAACAGCTTGCTGATGACTATGAAAGTACAGATAAGCCTTTATATATGGCAGTAAAAGATTTGCAAGATCAAGTCGTAAATTTACAAGGTCAACAGGAATCACAAGAAGAAGTTACGCTAGTGCCGCCTAGTGAATTAGAAAAAAAAGAACGTATTTATGGTAAGGCTATTACTAATAATCAGAAACGTTTAAATAAGCAGCATGATGTGATTGTTAAGCAAATGTTAGATAATTTAGAACAAGAAATGAAACAAGCAGCAGGTAATATTTTATCGCAAACTAAACATAGAGCTGTAAAAAAATAATATGTATATAGTAATTAATTATATTTTTAATAAAATCAATGAAATAGTTTCTTATTTAAAAGATCAATTAGATTTTTTTAAATTTGCTTTTGGTGCTATAGAAATGAAAGAAACTGATCTTGATTTAAATGATATGTAACTATGGCTAATCCTCTATTACCTCAATCTACTGAAAAGCTTATTGCTCGAAATATTGATGAGATTTATGAACGATTAAAGCAGCGTTTATTTGGTTTTTTTTATGAGCCTAAAATTAATTTGGGTGTTAAATCAGATAAAACTCTCAGTTTACCAGGACTTTATGCATCAGCTTATGCTGATTCAGGTGCAACGAATAAGCCTTCTATAGATGCAATGCGTGCTTTAACTTCAGTTGCTGAATCTTATATTAATTCAGCGGCTGAAAAAACAAAAGCAAAAGCAATTAGTAGTGTTATAGATGCTTTAAGCTCTGCTCAAAATCAAGAAGATTTTAATTATGAAAATGAATTAAATAGTGCATTGTTAAATGTTTTTGATCAAGCGCACGGCGATACTAAAAAAGTTGTTGAAACCGAATTACAACGTACAAAGACTGTTGGTTTGCAACAAGGGATTTTAGATGTTTTGAAAGATCAGGGCTTTGATGATCCAACGGTTGCATTTTTAACACGACAAGATGCAATGGTTTGTAAATATTGCAAAATGTTTTTTGTTAATGATGATGGAACGCCTAAAGTATATAAATTGTCTGAATTAGGATCTGGATTTTTAGATCGCAAATCGCCAAAGCCGATTTTACCACCTGTTCATCCTAATTGTTTTTTGTATGGGACAGGTAGAGTGTATACTAATAAAGGTTTTAAACGCATAAAGAATGTGTCATTTAATGATAAAGTAATGACACATGAAATGCGTTGGTGTAAAGTTGTTAATACATTAAATTTTTTAAAAACGCCATATCAAGAAAATTATTATGAAATTAGGCCTACGCCAGGTGGCACTGAATCAGTTTGTGTAACGCCTGATCATGAAGTTTTTACTAATAACGGTTTTAAACCAATTTCTGAAATAAATTATTTAGATGATAAGTTAGTACGGGTTGTTAAGAAATGCATTGTTTGTTCTAAACGTATTCTTTTTAATTATCCTAAATATTTTTGTAGTGACATATGTCGTGATAAAGCTTTAGGTTGTGGTTCTAAATATATTCATCAATTTCCTAATGATGAGTTAGAATTAGAAGAATTTTCACCAGCAGGTGCTGTTTTTCATCATAATAAAACTGAACCTACTTTCTTATATGATATTACTGTGCAAACAGATCATAGCTTAATGTATAATGGGCTAGTAACAAAAAATTGTCGTTGTATATATGATGGTGATGCTGAAATTATATTAATTCAAGGTACTAAAAAATTAAAAGATGTAGAAATTGGTGATTATGTTTTAACACATAATGGTAGATTTAAAAAAGTTTTGGCAACCTTTGGTAAAACTGGCATAAAACCGAAAGAAGATGACGAGATTTATGCAGTTTGGTTTTTTGATAAATATGGTGAAAAGAAAATGTTGAGAACTACTGGTGATCACTTGTTAATGACACCTAAAGGTTGGATAAGAGTTGATCAATTAACAAAAAAAGATAAATTATTTATTGTAGATTATGGCCATAAAATAAGAGATGAGCAAACAAATTATTTATTTAAAGAGACTGATATTTGGTTGATTAATAAAGTTGAATTGAAAGAAAAATGGTATAACGGGAAAGAAATTCGTCTTTATGACATTCAAGTAGAAGATGATGCTTCTTTTGTGGTGAATGGTGTTGTTTCGCATAATTGTTTAATGGTGGCTGTTTATCCGGGTTTTGGTTTTAACAGTAAGGGTGAATTGGCATATAAGTCAGAAGGCTATGATGAATATGCACAGCAAAAATCATTAAAGAAAAGTGTATTAGACATTAAAACTATGTTGGAACATGATTGCAATGAACACAGAGATAATGACTTGTTGGCCTATCTTAAGTAAGGCGTTTTGGCATTTTTGTGATTTATATAAAATTGATTTTCAATCAATTAAAACGCTTTTTTCTTTAAGTGATGAACAATTGATTAATTATCATAAACAAAGTGTTTTACCTCAATTAGAAAATTATATGGAAATTGTGCAATATTTTCTCAGAATTCATGCACATTTACATATAATTTTTGGTCAACAAAACCAGGTTATTTATAATTGGTTACATGTAAAACGGCCGGAATTTGATGATTTATCTGCTTTAGAATATATCCTCAAAAATCCAGAACAAGTATTAGAAAAATTAATACATATTGAAAATTATTTAAAATCTATTGTGACTAGCTAATCTTAACCTTTTTTGCAAGGATTAATTATGCAAAATTTAGCTAAAGGTATGCTGATTGGCGGTGTGTTTGCTTCACAAACTCTTGATAAAAGCGGTGAAATTATTGATGTAGAAGGTTTAGATATTTCTGCTTTAAATAATGGTGAAGCTTATTTAAATAGTGAGCATCAAAATGGTTCATTTAGTAACTATTTGGGGCGAATTGTTAATGCAAAAAAAATCTTTAAATATGAGGAATGTGAAAATGAGCACGAGAAAAAATGCTTTAAAGAAAGTGGTGAAGTTCCTATTGTCTATGGAGTTACCGAATTATTCGACGACGAAGGCCATACTGAAGCAGCTTGTGCAGCATCCATCATTAAACATTATGCCAAACGCAATTTACCTATAGTTCCTCGTTTTTCGATTGAGGGAGATACTTTAGACAGAGAAGGTATTAATATTAAACGTGCTGTCGCAAGGCGTGTGGCTTTAACAATGGTGCCATGTAATGATACTTGCGTTACAGATATGTTTAAAAGTTTGACGAAATCAGAACAAGACGTTTATCAAAAGCTTAATGGAATTGCTGATAAAAACTATCTATGTAAAGGAACACAGGGAACTGTTGAAATTCTTGCAAAAAATTATTTAAAAGAAAAAATTGATTTATTACAAAAAAATTGTGAAATTTTAAAAAATCAATGTAAAGAATTGAAAAAATCAACAAATAGTGTAATAGTTAATGAGTCAGTTGCAATAGATGTATCAGAAAATCCTATAAAAGAGAAAGTTCATAATGTTGATTTAAATTTGAGAAATAAAAAAGCCCAGTTGTTTGCTTATCAAGTGTTGATTAATACTTTAGGAGACTAAACTATGGATCATATTCCTTTGTCTGATCGTGTTAAACAGCAAGCTATTAGAGATTGGGTTAATAAAAAAAGAAAAGCTTCATCTAGAGGTGTAAAAGAAGGAAAAGAAAAGAAACCAGATATGCCTAAGACACAAGCGGCATTTGATATGCCTGGTATTAACAAACCGGCTGATCATACTATAGAAAAAAGTTTTTTTAAAAAAAAAATTGCACTGTATAAAGAAAAACTTAAAAGAAATGGATCTGTGTGCATTACTAAATCAATGCATCAATTTTTGCAAAAAAAATTAAAAAAAGCAGATACTTCTTTGCCAGTAGCAACAACTCAGTACTCTTATTCAAAAGTTTCGGTAGCTAGTAGCGAAAAACCTAAAATTAAAAAGCCACAATTAAAAAAACCTAGGTTGAACAAGCCAAATGTTGTAAGAACTAGGTATTCTGTTGTTGTTTAATTATTTTTTTTTTGCTAAGTGAAATATGCGAATATTTTATATATTTATATTATTTATTTTTTTAGTTCCTCAAAATATTTTTACTGATGATTTGAGTGCATTGCCTGTTTTGTTAGCTAATAATCTTAAACATAAAACAATGCATGCCATTGCAGTAATTGAATCAGGTGATGGTAAAAATATAAATCATCCTGTTTTGCCAGATAAAAGTTTTGCAATAGGCAAATATGCTTTAATGCCACAAACGATTCGTCATATAATTAAAACTCATAAAGATTTAAGTAAATATAAAAATTTATTACGATTTAATAATCATCAACTGAAAAAATTTTTAAAAAAACACCCGGATATTTCAGACGTATTGGCTTATAAATATTATGATTATATTGTTCAGCAATTAGGCACCAACCATCCTATGTATGTTAGTTATGCTTGGTTAAATGGTCCATACAAAGCTAAGTTAAAATTACATCAAAATATTTCGGCTCATTGGCACGTTAAAAAATTTCTCCTAGTTTATTCTTCAATATAATTCATTTCTTTCTGCAGTATTTCAATTCATTCAAATTATCACAATTTGGTTTTTTTGGTGAAACTTAAACTATATGTATTATTTCAACCTTTTAAGGAGATTTTACATATGGCGAATTCAACAACAAAAGCCTTTGCTTTGATGCAACTTCTGAAAAGCAACTTAGTGTTTCGATTTCCATCGACCTACGTGTTTACAGATTCATTAGATGCAAATGGCTGTCCTGTGCTAACAGTTTCACAGGATGCAACCCCCGCAGCTGGCGAACAAGTGATGGTTTATAGAATTAAACCGGTTAGTCTTTTGTTTAATGCAATTGGTCAAACACAAGAAGATTTTGTGCCGCATGATTTGGATGTGTGCATTGAAACTGGTGCTGTAGCTAATACTTCGATTTTGAATGCTACTAATGCAGCTATCATGAATACTGAAAGCGCTAAAACTGCTTGTATTTATAAATTGTATATGTGTACAAATACTACACTTCCAGCAGTTGCGGAAATGACTGCCGCTAACCTCAAGTTCACGTCTGAACCAATGATCTACAACAAATTGATGGCGCAGTAATAAAGTTTTTATACATAAAGAGGTTAAATATGCAAACCAAGTTAGATTTAAATGATATTCAACAATTTTTGATTGAGGCAAAGAAAGATTATGACAGGTTGTGCAAAGCCGAAGCCGAAGGAAAAGACGAAAAAGCCGAAGATAAAAAAGAAGAAGGCAAAGAAGAGCTAAAGAAGGAAGAGGACAAACCAGCTCCTAAAGCTGAAGATTCTACTCCTGATGCAGGCGCTAAGCAAGATGAGCACATGAAACAAGAATTAGAAGAAGAGATGAATCATGTTTCTGTCGACGACCTAATTCCGGCTTATGTACAAATGGATGAAGATGATTTGATGGCTCATTTGATTGCGGTTAATCAAGCTTTTGCTGCCAAAATGCAAATGGAGCAAGCAGCTGAAGAAAAACAGCAAGAACAAGTTGTGGATAAAGCTATGGTTGAAAAGAAAACCAAGCAAGCCATTAATTTGCTTAAATCAATCAATAAGCCAAATAAAACAATGGAGCCAAAAGTGACTGAAAAAGAAGCAGAACTCACCAAAGAAGTGAAAAGTTTGAAGAGTCAATTAGATACTTTAGTTAAAAGTGTGGAAAAGCTGACGTCTAAAGGTCAAAGTCATGCGTTGAATGGTACAAATTACCTTGCTAAATCTGAAAATGCTGCTCCGCAAACTAAAGAGTATACATATGAAGAACTGCAGAAGAAGTTAGGCGAAAAAGCCAAGAGCAGAAATTTATCAGCAGAAGATCGTAAGAAAATTACTAAATATACTTTGAATCTTGAACTGACTGACGAATTGAAACAATTTTTGGATCTTAAATAAGGTATCTATTAAAAGGAGCATATAAATATGTCAATGCAACAATTAGGTGAAAAATTAGATAAGTTAACATATGTTTACGAAGCTCTGCGTAATACTGCTGGCTTACGTAAAGGTTTAGAAGCTGGTTATCGTGTTGGTAATACTGGCAGCTTTGTACAAGGTGCAGCTCTCCAAATTGAGAATTTGGAAAACATCATGTACAATGCCACATATCAAAATGAAGATCTTTATCTACAAAAGGAATTGGTTGAAAAGAAAGCTAAATCAACCAGTGTAGAATACGATCGTATTTTGAGTTACGGCACTATGGGTAGCTCTGCGACTCTCGAAGTGAGTGCAGGTCAAGATAATACACCTGATATCCGCCGTGACGTGATGCCGATCAAGTTTTATACGACTAATAGCCGTGTTAGTATTGCCGCTATTAAGATCGAATCTTTTGATGGCAAAGACAACGAAGCACGTATGGCTGAATCTGCGGCTCTCAAACTTGCTGGTGATCTTGAGTTCGACATGTTCCGCGGTCAATCGGATTTTTCAAACGGCGGTGTGTTTGATGGTAATCCGAATGCGATCCCTGGTACGATGCCGAATATGCGCGGTATTGATGTGCAGATTCGCCAAAGCGATACCAATTTGTCTACGCAAGATTTGATGATGACTGAGTATGGTGCGGGTGAGTCTAACGTTGTATTTATCGGTGGTGTGATGACTCAGACGAGCATTGACGATGCTCAGAAGCGCAGTGCAAATAACTACGGCCGTGCTGATAGCTTGTATGTTGGTATTGATCAGCGTGTTGCTTATAATAAGGCGACACAGGCTAAAGAGCGTATTGTGTTGGCAGGTACGCCGCAAACTTCACAAGGCGCACGTATTGATACGCAATGGGTAACGAATACCAATGTGTCTATTAATAGCTCAGTGTTTCTGCGTACGAAGAATGGTCCGCCTGCAAAAACCAGCCAGTTTGCGCCATCTAATCCAACCATTGCAGTTGCACGCGCTGCTGACGGTACTACATTTTTAGCTGGTCAAGTTTATTCTTACTATGTTACAGCAGCAAATGAAACTGGTGAAAGCTTGGTTGGTTCTGCGATTTCCAGTGTTACGATTGCTGCCAATGGTGACTTAGTTAACGTGACCATTACACCTGCCGCTGGTAATGCTGCTCGTTGGTTTAACGTTTATCGTTCGGTTGGTACAGCTGGTGCAACCTCTAAGACCAATATGAAGTTTATCGGTCGTGTGGCGAATTCTGGTGCTGCGACTACCACATTTGTTGACCTGAATAATAAAATCCCTGGTGGTGCTACTGGTTTCTTGTTAGATAGACGCTTTATTGAGCGACATTTCTTGGCGACATTTGAATCGATTCCTGCCGCCGTGATTGATACATCGATGCGCAACATTTATTATTCTTTTGCTTGCGTAACTTCTAATCTGCCTCGTACAAGTGCCCTGCTAGCCGAAATTACTGGCTAATTTTTCTTGCTTTAATCTTCTAATTTCCCTAAAGTTTTTTGTAGTAACATGGCCTGCGCCTCTGTATTTAATACACGCGCAGGTTCTTTCTTTTCTCTTTCTATTGACATTTTTTATTATAAGTCGTCATAACGCTTGCTATGATCCAAGATGGCTTAGATCGATTTATGCAGCTATTAAAACGTGCTGCTCAACCGGTTCAACAATCTGTTTCTGGCAAGCATATGAGAACTTTTGGTCAAATTTATCGTAAGCAATTAGAGTATATCGGAGCTAATGTAAGAGAAAATCGCATTAAACAAAAATTAACTCAAGAAGATTTGGCTAATAAGGTGGGTATTGAACTAAAGTATTTACGTAAAATTGAGCACGGTGCAGTCAATCCAAGCATTTTAGTGACTTGGTGTATTGCTAATAATTTAGGTATTAAAATAGATGATTTATTGAAAGAAATTGAGTTAGTTAAACAAAAAAGAGGAAGGCCACGTAAAATTTAGTTGCGTTCACTCATACATTTTACAATACAAGGCATTGTTCGGCAATATAAACAATTAGAAGGTAGTTCTGTCGTCTCATCTTGTTTCTTGGCTGTATTCGCTTCTGCCGTAATAAAAGTTCCAGATAAAAAGATTACACTTAAAGCAATAAATAAAAAACGCATGTGGTTGTCCTTTTTGTTTGTGATATTTTTAAAATATACTATTACATCTCAAAAATACCCACTATAGTACCTATTATATTGATTTTTAAAATGCAGTCAATGATTATTTCTTCTAATTGATTATTTTTTTACACAAAATAATAAAATGGTATTACATTATTAATATGAATATAAATAATCAAAACACAGAGATTGATAACGGTGTAAAAGAAGAAATCTTACTTTTAAGGGGTATTTTTGATGCTTTATTGGGATTAACTGAAAAATTAACCGGTGAAAGAATGATTGTACCTTTTCATGATGAAAAGCTAAATAGAACGGTCACAATCAAGGGTCGTGAAGTTATCTGGGAAAAGCCAAGCAATAAAGATGCTATAACAATTTAATTAAAAAAAGGAAATGCTATGCAGATTGCTACACCAGAAGAGATTAAGTGTTTTTTAGAAGAGGCTCAAAAAGAATATGATGCTATGAAAACTGTAAAAATCACAGAAGATGATGGTTGTTCTGTGATTTTACCTAAAAGTACAATTGTTAAGTTTTATGGTTTTCCTTGTGAATTAACACAGGATACAATCATACGAAATAAAACGATTGCTAGTATGGGTTTAGATGAGTTTTCAAAATGTTATGCGCCAGATTGTGCAGACAACGCAAATTAAGGATTGAAAATGACCGAGAAAGAACAGTTAATGCAAGAGTGGATTGATTTGCTTAAGAATAAAGTGGCTTTTTTAGAAAATAAAATTTTAGAACTTGAAAAGAAAAACTTAGAGTTAAAACAACAAAAATCTGGCATTGATTGGCCGCAACCTGCCCCTGCTGTGCCACAATTTCCTTGGATGGAACCTTACAATCCTTGGAATCCGCCATATATTATTACATGGGGTGATAAAACAACTACTAAAAATTGTTCATTGATTTGTTAATTTTTTCATATAGTTATTTTATGCCAACATATTGATAAATAACATACCCTCCACTAGTTAATCCATCAAATTGATATTCATGATATCGTGGTTTTTTAGATTGACTTTGTTCTATGGGTGTATTTTCGATTTTTGATTCAAAAGAAGAGATGATAGGAATTTGATAATTAGGCAAAATTATTTTTAAATACAATACTTTTCCATCGTATAGACCATCAACAAATACACACTTAATTTTTTCTTTCAAAGATTCCATAGCCGATAAAATCCTTTAGTGTTTTGTAACCGCAATAAGAAATACAGCTTTTTACTCCGTCTGTTATTTCGTTTACAATTGTTTCTAGCGATCTTATTTTGCTTTTATCTACAACAACTTCTTTGCCTTCAATGTTTTTAATTTTTAATCCCATTAATTCTTTTGCATGTTTACTAGCTCCGCCATAAAAATTTCCGTTTCCATATAAATTACAAGCGGCTTCTTCAGCATACGAAAACATAGAACCGATCATCACGTAGTCTGCACCTGCACCAAATGCTTTACAAATATCACCGACTTCTTTAATGCCACCATCGCTTACTAATTCTGCGGTTCTAAAATTCCCTTCTGTCCAAATTTCATCAATAATAGTAATTTGGCCACGTCCTATGCCAGTATTGTTCGTTGTCGTGCAAGCTGCCCCATTACCGATTCCTGCGCGTATAAATTTACTCCCCAGCGTCTCTAAAAATTCCCATCCTTGAAAAGTGTGAATATTACCAGTAAATAAATTAGGTAAATTATATTTACTAATTGATTCAATGCATTTTTTCATTTCATTATGAAAACCATTAGCTACGTCTATGAGTATACCTACTTGATTGACTTCTAGCAAATTTAAATTCTTTTCAATTCTTTGTTTGAAATCATGCAAACTAACGCATAACCATAAAATTGATTTAGATTTAAATAAATTTTTCTGTTCAATAGCTAGTTTTAATAAATCGTGTTGTACATCAATTGCATTAAAACGGTGAATTGGCACGCTTAAACCTAATTGCACGGCTCTCTGTATAAATAATGGGCTCATAATAGCTGACATGGGAGCTGCAATAATTCTGTTAGCTTCAAATTCTATTTCATCCCGTGATTTAACAATTGTGGGGTGTACAGCTAACAAATTAACATCATTAAAATTCAAAGACGTTTTTTTAGATAATTTCATTTATTGCCCAATATTTTTGTTGGATAGATTGAAAGAGCTTGACTGTTTTTCACTTAAAGATGACATATCAATCATACTTTGATAAAAAGTATTAATCAGATCCTTTTTATCTTCAGGTGTATATTTTTCTAGCACGTGTTTATAAAATGAATGCATGTGCTTTGTCAATTGTAAAATTCTAAAATGAATTAATTTCATTTGTACAATTTCAAGTGGAATTTTTAAATAATATTTTTTAATTATTAAAGAAAACAGCTCATTGGGAATATTAGTTTGTTCTTTTATTTCTCTTTCATTAGCTCCTTCTAAAAGCATGTTTTCTGCAACTTCCATTTTGAGCATATATTGAAAGAGAGTTTTTTTATATAGATGATATTTCTGTATGTAATCTTGGACGTGTTTAAAATATGGATAAAATTCAAATTGTTTTTTTTTAAAAATTAATAAAAAATTGTCAAAATCAGCGCGTTTTCCGCTTTTTCTGATTTCTTCTTCAACAATAATAGTAATTTCTTCAGCTGAAGGCGTTAAGTTTGAATCCCATGCCATAAATATAATTTATTTATATCATTATTAATAACACTTAACAAGTTAAATAAATGCTCTTGTTGGTAGTTCTCTTCATGGGCTAAGTTATCTGCTAAAGTTTGAAGATCAGAATTAGTATACTCTAATGCTTTTTTTAAGTTTTTCCATTGTAAAGTAGGAACAAAGTATTGAATTTTATATGGAGTTGTGTTTTCTTGTTTGAGCTCATTTAACTCTGCTTGATAAGGATGAATCCCAATGCTTTTAAAAATCTTATTTAAATTATGTAAATATTTAAGATTAATGACAGGTACATTTAAAAATTTAGGGATAATCACATATCCTACAATTTGATCCATTGTCACAACATTTTTATATACAGATGAAATAATAAAAGATTCATTTTCAAAAACTTTGTTTAGCATAAAATTTTCTCCTAGGTAATTTTTATAATTTGTAGTATAAAAGGTAACATATGTCAAAGAAATATCCAGAAAGAATTAATTCAATTATTGGTTTATTGGAATTGTTTGAAACAGGAAAATTAAAATTAGGCCACGATTATTCTATGACTATAGGTACTCAAAATGATGAGTGCAAATCGTTTTATTTTGTAAACCTTTTAGATATATATTACAATGCTAAAGATGAAATTGATAGTATTTTTTATTTCAAACATCATAACAGTACAAAAGAATTGTATATTGATAAAAAATTTTTTGAAGGCGAAAATAGCGATAATAATGTTTTCGTTAAATTTGAATCAAATTAACAATTAACAAAGGAGCGTTTCATGTCTTGTGGTGCTGGGCCAATTAATGTGAAATCGTGTGTTAACTGGGAAAAGTCGTTTCAAGATTCAATGGAAAGTAATTTGAAAAATGATGAAACAAACGCTCAATTAAATTTAGAACGGCAAATAGGTAAATTAAAAAATAATTTAAATGACATGTGGTGTTTAGATAAAGATGGTTTTTATAAAAAACCTGTAGATGAATTTTGTCGAGTAGCTAAAAAGTTTCAAACAGACGGTCAAATTACTAATAAAACTACAAATCAAGCAATTGATAAATTTTGCAAGTAATTATTTTATTAATCAAACCACATAATGATTCTAACATCCGATACTTCTTTTTGAGCTTTAATTTTTTTTAATTCTTTATAAGTTGTTTTTAAAAATTTATCTGCATGCTTTTTAATATAATTCTGCATTGACTTTGAATGTTTAGTATTTTCAAAAAATTTAATTAATTCGCAAAGCCGATAAGAAGTATGTTTGCAAGAAAATTCTCCGCCGCGCTTTTGTTCATATTCAAAAATCAATCTAAGAGGCGTGCTTATGTCTTTTGGTAATCCAGACAATGGTTTAATTGGTTCAATTTTTTTATTGCACCCGGTAAACAAATCCGCAATTTCTTTTGTTTTTTCTTTTAAAAAACAATGTTTATCTAGTACAGTAAAACAACCCAAATAATATTGATCTTCTGTCCAATTATCGCACGAAAACCAACGACCTCTGATTTCTTTTTCAACAAAGAAATTAAAAATTGGCTGCATAAATAAATCCTTTAAAGCTATTATAAGTCTATTTTAAAAGGATTATTGGTTTGTTTCGGGCAGTAAAAGCATTTTTATATAAGATGGTTTTTCCCAAAAATTGGGGGCTTGAGCTTTATTAATAATATCAAAAACGTAATCTAGAGCTTCTTCAAGTGTTTTTTTTTGTTTATTAAAACCGATATTAAAAATATTTACATAAATAAATATTTTATACTGGTGAGAACCTTTATCGTATTTTTTAATTACTTGTCGAAGTAAATTATTATTAATATAATAATCAATTTGATATACTGGCATTGTTTGTTTAATAGGCAATTTATTATTGAGAGTCAACAATAAATTGCCGATAAACAAACAATAAATTGTCGTTACTTTTTTTCTTTTTCTTCGGCGTGTTCAAAAACATCTTCTTGCAATGTTTCAGCAAGCGAGTTTTTTTCGGTAGGCTGAGTAGCGGGTTTAGTAAATGGTTCTTGAATTATTTTTTTTGAACGGTTGATTAAAATTGTTTCCAATTCAACACACTGCCTTAATAAAGCTTTATGGGTTGTAGATGGTATGTAGAGCGGCAAGTCTAATAATCCTTTCAAAAAATTGTTAAATTCATTAATGGTCTTACTCACGTCATTTTCTATATATCTTTCTAAAATAAAACAATCGGTTTTAACTTTAGACATACGTCCTCATCATATCAAAAGAGTTAAGTGGTACTTACTACAATTAGCTGGTTTGATAAAAAAATGACTTGGGTCTCACATTTTATCCTCCTTATGAAGTGATAACACCCAAAAATTCTACAAAATGTGAGACCCTCTGTCAAGATCTTAGCTGGTCAAAAACGACTGTGCGCGTGCTAATCTTTTGCGCACATTGGCAGACGATGTGGTATTCTTCTGGGTAGCTTCAATAAATTCAGGATCGGAAGCTAGCTCATTAATTTTTTCAGCGTCTAACTTAGTTGTAACAATACGTTGATTTTGATATGGCTCTAAGCAAGTGGCAATAAACACCGCTTCAAATAAAGCCAAATTAAACTTATCATTACGAATAAAAATATCATCTGGCAATTTTTGCGTAGCTTGCAAAAAGGACAAAAATAAATTTTGCAAATAATTATTTTTGTCATTAGTGTTATTTTGACTTTTTTTGCTATAATTGTTTAAAAACTTAATGAGCGATGGACTATATTTTTCTCCTTCCTCTAAAAATGCAAATCCGCGCAACATGGTTTCAATATCTTTGGTATGAAAATCAGGATGCTCTGACCCTAATAGTCTCCTCCATTCTGGGTTAACATTTAGATCAGTTAAGATCTCAAAGAAACTAGAATAATACAAACTCATTCGGATTTCTTGTGGGTGTAAGTTAATACCACCAGAATTTAATCGATGGAAAATTTCAAACACACACGAGTCATCGGAATTTTGTTTATTTTGCCGAATCATCACACAACGAATAGTCCGCAAATTAAAACTATTGCGATCTACATCGTTAAGTTGAGAATATTTTAAGTTTTTAAACTTATTACGTTTTCCTGGTGCAATATCGGGCAGTCTTAATTTAAAATCTGCAAAGTAAGACTCATCCTTTAGAATTTCTTCTGGAATATGGCCCGAGTTCCAGTGTGTTTTCAATTCAGCGCGTCGTTCTTTGATGGGAAACGATTCTTTCATGAAATAATACATAGACATTAATCGTTGTTGCCCATCAATTACTAATAATTCTTTGTTTTCTGTCTCGTAGAAAAAAATCTGTGGGACAGGTAAGTCTAATAGAAGAGATTCGCAGAACTTGCTAGCACGACGAATATCCCACACATAATTACGTTGGAAAGGAGGAATTTTTAATTTTTTCTCCTCTAACATTGTAAAAATGGTTTTAACATTAAAGTCATTTGGAACAGACGAAATGTTATAATTATCAAAATCAACACCTAATGCATCGAATGTTTCATCGGCATCTGTGTCAATTGTGACAGGGGTTTGGATACGCGATTTACGAGACATGTAATGTCTTTTTGGTTTGCGTACAGGTTCAATACTAGCGTTATTATTCTGAACGGTCTCTTCAATTGCTGCTTCCATCATTTTGTTTATCTCCTAAAAATGTTTTTAAAATTTTTTATCTCTAAATTTATTATTTATAATTTTTCAGCGTTTTACTACATATACAAAAAATATCATTCAATTGTTTTGCCTCTCGAATGATTTTGTCATAAATTCATTGACAACTCCTTTCTTTTTTATAACCACATTTGGTTATGTTTTACTACTCGATAAATGTTTTAATTTCATCTGATTTATGATTTTATAATATCATTTTTAAAAAAAGTGTCAAGTGCGCACATTATTTTTTTTTGATTTTTTGACCATTTTTTTAACATTTTTTTTATAAGTGCTTGATTGTAAAGCAAAAAAATAAATTTCAATTGATGAGCTACAACAGTAAAATAACTCAATTTTTTTTAAAAACAAAGGCATTTTTACAAATCATTTATGTTTTAATAAAACAATTTGAAAGCGCGAATATATATCAATAAATAATAAAAATTTGCACAATTGTACATATCATGTACGATCATGCAAATGTATAAAATGTGAATAATCTAATTAATAAGGCAAGGAAGGAATATTGGAAAGTATAAGTTATTTTTTGCGTTCCAGTTTGTCTAAAAGTATTTCAATGCCTTTCAAAAAATGTAAAGTAAGTTTTAAAATTATATACAGGATCAAAGAAGCGCATTTTTTTAATAATATCCTCACAGCACGGATATTAAAAAGAAGAAGAACTACCAAGATTAATATGAAAAGGTATTCTTTTGTCATGTTGGCTTACTAGCACATATGTAGGTAGTTTGCCAACAGGTAAGCAAGTAAATTTTTGTCAGTTTATTATTTAAATCAGTTTGTTTGTTTAACCGATTTTTTGTTTGTTTTTAAAACTTTTATTAATGGTTTTTTACCGATAGATGGTTTTAAATTTGCTTCCATTAATTGTGAAATAAGTTGAATTTTTTCTGCAAAAGTTAATTAATTAAGATCTTTTTTGCTCATATTACAAATATTTTGCTTGTTTAATATATTTTTTAAATTCAGCTACTTCTACAGCTACGGTAAAAGTAGGTCTTACAAAATCAGGAAACATAGCTTTTAATTGGGCGTTACCTTCGGGATTATCAATAAATATTTTAAGTGGTTCGCCATCATAATAATTTACAACATAAGCGTTTCGTGTATTTCCAAACCTATCGGTTTTGGTTTGTAATCTTAATACGACTACTGATCGACCATTGAATTCTAAAATAGGCATTTATTTCTCCATTGAAAATAACAATTTTCTCGTTAAAGTAAGTAGTACTAATTAAGTAAATAATTGGCACGCTTTTTTTAAATTGTCAATTGATTTCAATGTAAAAGATAAAAAAGCCAAACAAAAAATACACTACCACAAAAGATATTTTCGCAAATAGTTGATGATTTCATAGCATTCATTCTTGGTCTGGTGATTGTTTTGAATAAATAGTATTTAATGCTTTACATACTTCATCAATAAGATAATGTCTACAAATTTCTGTGAGTGTATCTTTTTCAAAGTCAACTTTTTGATAGTCTACGGATTGATCTCCCATATAAGCAAGGATAACAAACTTATTTTGCCAGGTCATTTTCTTCATCCAGTCATCGTAGATATTAAATTCAATAAGAAATGTTTTCACTTCTTCTAAACTTTTAAAATGTCTTTGTTCTGTTTTCATAATGTAAAAAAATTGTTTTATAGCCATTCTCAATAATTTTTTGTGAAATAATAAACTAGGTTCGTCTATTTTAAGAGATTCAATATGGCTCAGGCATTCTTCAAAAGCAGTTTTTTTAGGTTTATTTGACATTTTTTATCCTTTTTTTATCGTTAGTGGTTGACAATGTTTTTAGTGTATTGTACTATAGCCTTAGAGTTAAGTGGTAACTCTTGGGTGGGGCTCATATGAAATTATATGAGCCCCTTTTTTTAATCAGTTTTAATAATTTTAATTTTTACCTTAAAAAAAATTTTTTGATAATAATTTAACATTAAAAATATGTTATCTTTTTCTAATATTAAGTCAATTTCTTTGTTATTATTTGTACATTTTTCACATTGATATACATGTTTTAAAATTATCCAAGAATTTATATTTTCTGTAACAAAATTATATTCTTGAAAATCATCATTGTTTAAATTAATTAATCTACCAAAATTTTGAAAAAGTTTGTTATTGACGTAACAAGCATCTCTTAAATACATTAAAGCTACCTTTGTTGGGAAATTCATAAAATTAATCCTCATAATTGTGCGGTGTGTTGGTTTTTATAAAATGAGGTAAGCTTTCTTGCGATAATATAAAATAATCTTTAGCTGTTGGTAAATCAGGAACTTCAGTAATAATAAAACATTGGTTTAAACTTGAATTAAGAATAATATTGTAATGATAACTAGCTTGACTATTTTGGCGTATATATTTGGAATTAATAAGCTCATATTCTTTGCTTTGACGAATTAATAATTCAGCTAACGGTCGGCAAATAAAATTTTTTACTAATGCTGAAATACTTTCAGATAAATCATGTGCGATATCAATTGGATTGCCGCCTTTTTCTTTGTACAGGCTAATATGCAAATCGTTGATGTAGTCAAATATATTTAAAGTAGCAGATGCGGGCATATTGTCACCTTTGCGCAATTTAGCTAAATAAGTCATATTTTCACTATTTAACAAATTTGCACAATCGTGTCAATAATGCAGATTTGTATTATTTGCTATAATTTGCACAATCGTGCAAATTTGTACTATTTTGGAGTGTGTATATGTAGCCTAAATTTTCTAAATCTTTGATTTTTTGATAATATGTCTCAGCATTGAATAAAATTAAAGCTGATGGGAACGGAGCGCTATTTTTAGTATTACTAAATTTTAATCGCCCTTTAATAAACAAGATGTGACTTGCATGTTTAAAAATCCATTTATGCCAATATGTTGTATCGGTTCTGGTTGGGATAAGCATAGCAATAAGCGGCTTATTTGGCTGTAAAGCTGATTTGCAGGCGTGTTCAGCCCAATTTTTAATTTGACTATAGGGTGGATTACAAAATGTTAGATTTGGCCATAATTCAGCTAATCCATCATTTAATCTGTAAGGACATAGACTATTGTCAAGTGTAGAAGCAGCGTCATATTGAAAAAAAAAGAGTTGATTGATTCTTTGAAAAAAAGATAAGGGAGTACGCCATTCGTCAGAATTAGATTGAAACAAGACATTGTTCATGTTTCAATTATAAGATCAAACAGAGGATATAAGCTTGTTTTTTATCATTTGAGCAAAAAACGGATGTTTATCATCATTTCGTGATGACATGGAGTGTCCAATCAAATATAAACGATCAGTGTGTAAAAATTTTTTATAATATTTGATTTTTCTAATTAAATGGGTTTTTTCTTTAGTGCGATTATGCACAAATAAAAAATCAAATATTTCATTGTAATATTTTTCTTCATTATAAATTGGCACGCCTGTTCTTGATGCCCGCACAGGATATGGCAAACGTAATTCAAAATATTTTGATAAAACATAATTTATCAAAGGAACGCCTAAATAAATTGTTTTTGACAATAATCGTTTAGAACCACAATCGTAAACATGACATTTATTTCCTAAAACTAAATTCATTAAAAAATTGTGGTCTAAATCAGAAAAAAGTTTAATCCAATTTTTTTGTTCAATAGTTGTAGATTGTATTCTGATAAATTCGTAATCATTTAGATAAGGAATGAATTCTATTCCATTTGTGAGATTGATAAAATGTTTAATTTTCATTTTTAAATAAATAGTTCTACAGCAAAATTAAAAAAGCAAAAAGTGTATTTTTTGTCTTTATCAAAACGTAATTCTTTTTTTAATTCAATTAGAGTAAAAATATTTTCTTCATGATAAAGATGCCATTGATTTCGTATTAAAATTGCGATTTTTTTACAATCATTATTAGGCCAATAAATTTTATATATATGTTTCCACCATTTTTTATTTAGTAGCCATTTGGGATTCCGCATTAAAATTTACCTTCGAGCGCAATTGTAGCATTTGCTTGCATTCTGCATTCAGCAAGTTTTCTAATAGTTGTTGTGCTAAATTTAAAAACAATTGATTAATTTGTTCATATGTAGCAATTTGATCGGGCTTTGGCGGATGGTAAGTAAAAATGTCTGTAATAAGTTCTGTGTTCATATTTTACCTTTATGTTAATTGTTTAAGTCTTTTTAAAACATCATTTGAACTGTGTCCATCAAATTCAGGAGCTTTTAAAAGAGTTTCAGCAAATTGGCATATTGCCCACATAAATATTGGCAAATGATAGGATATTTGTTTGCCTTTTTCTGTATTAATACCCATGATAAACCAACCTTCATACATTGTGCCATCAAAATGCTTTTTGCTTCTCCAGATTTGATATTTTTTATTTTGACTTAGAAGTTTACATAAAGCAATAAACAAATTATGCCTATGTTTGTAAAGTTCATTAAAAGTATGATAGCCATCAGACAATTCACCGATGTTTTCTTTGTTAATGATGTCATAGCTTACCCCATCTTTAAGTTGTACACCATCTTCCATTATCAATTCATCACAAACATCATCGTAATCTTCCCAATTAAATTTAAACTTAATTAAAATTTCTCGTTTAGCTTTTTTCATTTTATTTTTTTAGATTGAAAATTATTTTTTTATTAAATCTACATAAACTCCATAAAATATTAATCCAACTAATCCCCACAAAAGTAAAATAAAAGGGCCAAATAATAAAATTTTTAAAAAAATCATATCTGTATTGCACATATTTAATTTCTTATCTCGTTTTATTTATTTGTTGTATTTAAATCATCAAAGGCAAAATAAAGACCTCTAACAACAGCGCCCATTACCAAATCTAGATCGATGCCTGTCCAATTCATTCTGCCATCTTTTTTATCCCACAACGCAATATTTTTGCGTGGATGTTTGAGTGGTTTACCTTGTTTGGTTTTACCGTATTGTCCGTCCCCGCCGCACCATCCACCTTCCCGTTTATCATAGCATAAATTTTCCATAATGTCAGTCCAAACCCATTGTCCATCCTCAGGCGATCTCTCGCTGCATTTTATCCAAACACCATGCGGTAATCATTTGGCATTTGAACTGACACCACTTATCTTTTCCATCCATTCATCAGGCTTATCAAATAATTTAAATGCTAATTCGGGGTCGATTTCTACCCATTCTGTACTAGGACAAATACCATGTGCCTCATTGAATTCAAAACCTTTTAATTTCATATCAACTGAATAATCATTTTTGCTGTTTCTAATCAAATACCACTTACCGTCTTTGAGTTCATGTCTGGTCATATACATTCTCGCATTAACCTTAGTAGCTCATCTGCGAATTCTTTATATTTATTGCGTCGAGCATCATCAGCAGCAGCATAAGCAGCATCAGCAGCAGCATCAGCATAAGCAGCATCAGCATAAGCAGCAGCATCAGCAGCAGCATCAGCAGCAGCATCAGCATAAGCAGCATCAGCATAAGCAGCAGCATAAGTGGCATAAGCAACGCCGGATTCTATTTTCAAAATCACGGCGTCTATTTTTTTAAGTGTATTTGGAAATTTCTCATGATTAAATGAATTCCTGGCCGACCTAACAATATAAAGCAGGAAAGGAGTTTTAATCTTATTTAAATCACTTCCAATATTAATTGCCTCTAGGAATTTGACTGGGAATTCTTTTGCGTCCGCATTGGGCATTCCTTCGAATAACCTATCCTGAACTCTTGCCAACCATTGTGGGACACCAAGCTCTTTCTCAGAAGAATGCACAGTGCATCCGACCGCGCATCCTTTCCCGTCCTCCCAATATTTCCCTTTAATTATTTCGTCTGCCGCGTAATGTGCTTTGACTCGGCTGAGATATTTTTCTTTTATTGATTGGTCGTTATGAAAAGCTTGCATTTTTACCCTCTCAAATTAATTGTGTAAATTTGTACTGATATAGCTCAGATAAATCATTCTCATCCAAAACATATTTGGTAAACCAACTTCTGTTTTGACATTCATATAGCCACAGTTCAAAACGTTTAATCTGATTAACCATATTCTTTTGCTTGAGCACTAAATTCTGAGCACGATTTCTATCGATTTCAGAGAAATCATAAGGATTGTCAGAATGCACTTGTCTATACTTAGAAATTTCATCTGAAAGTTTCTTATTTTCTTCTTTTAGATGTTCCAAGCATCTAGAAAGTGGTTCCACAAGGTGCGGTGCTCGATAAATGAATTTCTGAATATTCATCGGTGGTGTTCCGTGTAGACTAACTTCAGCAGATTTAGATTTTCCACAATGCCAGCAAACTAAATTAATAATAGGCATAAATTCCTTAAGGTTGTTGGTTATATGGATCGATTTTTTGCGTGACTACTTCCCACGGTTCACCATTTTTACCAGCTTTATAAGCCAATTCTAAAGCATCGACAATATTAAGACAATCGCTTAAGTCACCATCAAAAGAATTATTATTGTGTGGGCCAGCAGCGATGTTTAACATCATGCGCTTATGACTAGTCTCAATAAAAATTTTTAAAATATCGATAACGCCATTATATCTACGTTGCGCAATAGATTCGGTTACTTTCATATCTTAACCTTGTTGTGATATTTCAGGTTCCCAGGCTTCGCTAAAATCTTCTTCGGCAAATAATTCGGCTAAGCCACTAATTTGTTTTAATCTTAATACTTCGTCTGGCTCCATACCTAAATGTTCACAGATTCTGCTATCGCTCCAGCCTGCCATAAATAATTCTTGTACTATTTCAGACATAGGACCGACCCCATGTTTACCTCTGGCCCTATTGTGGCGTATGGTACTTGCCTTTCTGTTTTCTGCTGTTTTATCGATTTTTACTACAGGAATATATCCTTTTAATCGTTGAGGGATATCTGCCCATTTTTTATTGCACTTTCCATCTTGATCTTCTCCTTTTATGATACATCGGCGATGAAATCCATCTACTACCTCATAATTGTTTTCATTTAATGCATACACAACTACAGGTTGTGTTACTCCATCTTCTTTAATGCTTAAATGTAATAAATCCATTTCTGGTGGAGCTACAGTATTAGGATTATAAGCGTTCCCAGCTACAAACTCTGCTTTTACCAATTGCGGCGCCAAACAAGGTTCTTCTAATTGCAAAAATTGTTTTAAAAAAATTGTTAAATTATTATATATGTCTATTTTTTCTTCTAAAACAAAATCATTTTTATTTAATAAAGATTTAACTTCATTAATGATTCTAAATTTTTCCATTCCATTTTCCTTTTTTTCATAACTTTACAATATCTTTCGTAACTTTCGCTTTTGGTTGGACCAAATGATAAACTTTTAGCCCAATAATCGTTTTTTAATAACATTTTTGCTACTCTTCGCCATGATGGAACTTTTTTGGCAGATTCAAGTTTTGAGTCTGCTTCATCTGGTATTCCCCGAGAATATCCGCGTTCGCTCCACCATTTAACAAAAATTGCAATTTTGTTTTCCATATGATTTTTTGTTTTTGGAGGTAAGCTATTTAATAAAATTTGACAATATTCTTCCCAGGAATATTGATTTGGTTTACTAACAGTGAAACGACCTAAAATAGAACCTCTTTCTTGTGCATATAGTGCCCCTTGATTAGCACCTGCAACACGACAAACAAGTTTTCCCCAGGATGTTGGCTCTAATAAATGATATAGCCACAAGCCTTTTCTTTGATCGTCACCGTATGGTTGACAAATTCTCATTTCATTAATTGAAATACCGGCTTTATTCATTAAATCATAAGTTTTTGGATATATATTTTTTGTTTTACCAAAATAACGCCAAATATCTTCGGTTTTCCAATCATAAATTGGATATACATTATACAAAAAATCTTTTTTATATGTTGTCCATGGAATACTTTTATAAGTATAAGGATCTATAAAAGCTGATTTTCTATTGCCACAAATTGTACGCCATCGATTTAAACTTTCTTGAGTACGAATTCCTACAAAACAAGCTGTTAATTTATTATCAGCATACCAAATTCCAAATTTTTCAATAATCTCTTCAAATTCCATGGCTGTTTTTCCGCTATCCGGTCCTGGTTTGGGCATATTAAACCAAGGGAATTTACTAGAATCAGTAATTGCGTTTTTAGGTGGCTGTCTAATCCATTGCACACCAGGAGACGGATCCCATGCACACCATTTTGGCTCAAATTGTGAAACGGCATTTCTAAGCGCTACTGGCAAACATATCCAATAAGGTTCTATGACATCAGCATATTTTGCAAACATTTGATCTACAAAATCAATTGTAGCAGTATATTGTGCTTCTAAATCTATATATAAAACCCCAATTTTTCTTTTTCTGATTCTGGCCTCTTGACATATTAAATGCATCATTACACCGCTATCTTTACCAGATGGACCAGACATATAAATTTTAGGGAAACAATCGAAAACATACTGGATTCTTTTGTTCGCAGCTTCTAATACATTTATTCCCAAGTAGTGTCGTTGAGTCATGGTTCTCTCATTAGTTTGATGATTTCATCTTTTTTTAATAAGATTTCTCCGGATAGTATTCTTAATTTGCCATTTTTAACAATGGCGTGATATCTATGAGTATTTTTCCAGCTTGTTGGTTCACTAATTTCATACAATTTTCCCGGAACTAATAAATATAAAGCATATACTCCACGGGTACCTTTGCTATTAGATTCAGAGTAATCAACAATTGGTTTTAAAAATATTCTTTTAAATGTATTAATTTCTCGCTCGGCAACCCACGCTCGGCATGAACCTCCAAATAAGCTTGAGCCGCCAATTCTTTCCAGTTTTAAAGGAAAAATATTTTTATCGCTCATATATTATTTATTATTGTAATGTTTATACACCATGATAATCATTAACGCAAACGCCGTTTGGATCTACCAAAGCAATTCTTTTAATGCCATTATGATATTCTTTTACTATAACTTCTCTTAATTTATATTTTTTTTTCAATCTTTCTAAGCCAAGTTTAATTTGATGATACAAATGATTGCCTGAACTTTTAGCGAGCGAACGATTTAAATTTTCTAATTCGCGAACGTAAGGGTGGCTATCATCGGCATAAAATTTTATTTCTGGATGTTTAACATTTTCAAAATCAAAATAAATATTTTCATATTCTGTTGTATGCATGATTTTATTCATAAGTTTTCCTTTTTTTTACAAATGCAATGTAAATTTAATTTTAATTAGTTTATAATTAAATGATTTTCATTATTCAGTAAATAAATTTTCTAATGGAGTTGTTTTAAGCTCATTAAAAATATCTAGTTGCTGTTCTTTTGTTAATCCAGTATTTATTAATAACTTATCAATTTTTTTATAGATTTCTTTTTTGTCAGACAATAAAAGATCAACCTTATTTTGGTTGTTTTGAATGTCTATGTTGTTTAAAATTTCGCCGCATATTTGCTCAATACTGTCATTGATTTTAAAAATTTGTTGCACTAATTCTTGTTTTTGTGCTTTGACAAAACAATGATAACAAGAATTAGTGCAATTATTTATTACAATGTTTGAATTTTCCATTTTTATCTCCAGTTTAATTTTATCTTTTTGTTTTCATCAACAGCTTATAAATCGATAATACTACGATCTAAAAAAATGTCAAGTATAAATAGTTAAAATAATGTAAATTTGTTGAATTTAATCAAAAATTAATCGTGGAACCAGAATCTTAATATTTTTCTTATCTGGTTTATTCAATAAAAGTTCTTTGCCGCTAATTATTTCTACGTATTCTTAATTGACTCAGCTTCACTAATGCAAGACGGTATTTTGGCGTTTTTTATTAATAAAGTGCAATGTTAAAATTCTGCAGGCACATTTACGGTAACTCGTGTTGGAGTAATAGTTAATCTAGCATTTATACCAGCAGCAACAACATTTTCAAAAATTCTCATATTTACCTTTTTGATTTGATAAAAAAAGCTAGCGATAGGACTTGAACCTACAACCTACGGTTTACAAAACCGTTGCTCTACCAATTGAGCTACACCAGCATAATTATCTTATAATTTCAATCGCAGGATTTTCACAATTTTTTAATGACCATTCAGTCCACCAATTTAACCAAATTAAACGACCTAAAATAGGATCATATTTTGATGGTCCATTATAATTTTCTTTTTCAAAACCTGGAGGTAAAATAGCATTTTTTTGCCATTTATTCAAGGATTCTTTTGTATCTTCTAAATCTTTTTGTGTTAAAATAGTACAGGATAAATCTTTTTCATTTAATTTATCTTCAAACCAGTATATCAAATTTGTTTTATCAAGAAAATCTCTCCAAGAAGTATATGACGGTCGTCGACAATTGGATTGTTTAGTGCAATCATCATTTGGCAAATTTGGAGCAAAAGTATTGTTATATATTTTAACACTCCAACCAGCTTTTAATTCATTATCAATTTTTTCATGCCACGGTTCAGCATTTCCAATTGTTATTATAAATCCCATAATTGATTAATCTCACTAAATGATTTCCAACCTTTTTCTGTAAAATCTTTAGAGTAAACTTCACCTCTTGGCAAAATTGGTTGCCAATTTATATCACAAAATAAACGATAATGCCAAATATCAGATTTTCTGCCTTCTTCACTATAAGGTGGTTCAGCCCATATATATCGACAATCATCGCCATAAAATACTTCTAACCATGCTTTGTCCAATGTTGATCGTAGGTTCTCATGTCTTACCACCACATCATTCTGATAAGTTTATTTGGGTCTTCTGCTGTTTTTGGTATATATTCTATTTTACCTATCCATTTTTTTCTAAATGGTTGAAAAACAGGCCCACACGCAACCATATCACTATAAGTTTTAAATTCACGATCTTGATGTTTTAATACTAATGCCGGCAAACCGCAGCTTCCATCACACCAGCTATAACCACAATATTCTTGTGGTTCAAAATTTTGGTTATCATAGCTTACAATAATTTTTGGTTCTAATCCGTTATGTATTGTTTTAAATTTCATATATGATTAATTTATTTTAATGGGTGATGATGGACTCGAACCATCGACCTCGCGATTAGAAATCGCTTACTCTATCCAGCTGAGCTAATCACCCAAAATTAATTTACGTAAAATAACTGCAAAAACGCTGCCTCGCTAGGCAATATAATCCATCAAGTAAGCCTTATAGCATTCAATACAATAACCACCTAAAGTTCGCTTTGCTAATTCCGTCCCACATCGTACACATTTAAATTTTTTCTTTTTCATACAATTACCTTTTAATCATTTTAAATTTACATGTAATATTCAATAATAGCAAACAATTTAGTTATAACTTCTTTTTTCTCATTATCAGGTATTTTATTTTTAATCAATTCCCATATGTCTATAATTCCACAACGAGCATATGATGATTCATCCCATTGGTATTGTTTAAATAAATTTTTAAATATCTCTTTTTCATTTATCATGATTTTTTTAATTCTTATTTTTTAATCACCTAATCCACAAAATTTTATAATTTGACTCAGTTTTTCAAAAAGTTTTAAATTTTCTTTATCGTTTAATATTTCTAGAGCGGTTACAAGTCTTTCTTTCATTCCTCGCCTGGCATCTTCTCTATGTTCAGTAACTCTTTTACAATATTCTGTTTTCGTATAAATTCTTAAGCCAAAAAGTTTCATAATTATACCTTACTAATCCCCTGTAAAATTTTTACCGTAACAGTCTTCAATCATTTGTTTAAATCTATCTGCTATTTTTTTCATTGTTTCAACGCCAGCAAAAAACATACTGTTGTTATTCATTTTAATTTCACATGTGTCTGAACCTGTATGCATGGTTAATTTCCATTCATTTTTATGGTTTTTCCCTGTATAATCATTATACCATTCTTCTAAAAATTCTTGCTCCCATGTCGCCATAATTTTATTTCCATTATATATTTGTTACTAACGCTCACCGATTTCAACAATGGTTCATTTTTTTATTTTTATGCAATCAGCTTTAATATAAAAAGTTTTTCCGTCTTCTTGTTGAATCCAATGCATTTCTTCAGCATCTTTTGAAGATTTAACTAACATATAAGCCAAAGGACAGCCTCTAAAAATTATTTTTTCAGAGTTTTTCTCTGTACATTCTAAACAAGGTGGCATTTCGGAATACTGTGAGCCGCAACGAATAGCAAATATAGTTAAAATTAAAAATATAAAACTTTTCATAATAAATTCTTTCTTTAGCGTAAAAAAAATTCTAATTGTTGATAAGTATTTACGTATTACATCCACTAATTTTTATAAAATAATGGGTTGTTGTGAATTTTAGTAATTTCAGGGTGTTGTAACATTGCTTGTTTATAAACAGTGGCTTTTTTATATGGTATAAATTTCATATTTTCTTTCAGCGTTTAGTGTTCAGCAACAACAACTTATAAATTAACAATATCACAAAAATTAAATACGTCAAGAGAAAATAATTTTTTTATAAAATATTTTCACCTGCAACAGCACTGGTTTTTTTATAAAATTGTTCTGAAACAACGCACTTTTTGCATTTGCAAAACGAATGATGTGGAGTTTCATTGTCATTTAGCATAAAATTTTTATCAAATAGTTTATCTAAATTATCCATAAATTGTTCAAATTGTTTTTTAGCATCCATATTTTTCTCATAAAATAGTGAAATAAAATTTTTAACGTAAATATATAATATTATTAATATAAAAATAATTTATGAAACAAAATAATTTTTACACTACGGGGTCATCTGGTTCTTCAACAATTTGAAAATAATCAAACATCTGTTGAAGATCGTAATTATCATATTCAGATTTACCAATTGACCAAATATGATAATCTTCATCCCAAATCACTAAACATTTTCTTTTGGGATAATAGTCTGAATAATGTTTTCGATATGCCCATAAATTTTTCTGAGGTAATAAAACATCAATGTTTTTAAACATCCACACCCCGGGTCTGCGTTTTTCAGGAGTCGGTACCCAACATTTGCCGATTATATCTTTAATAGATATAGTTTTTTCTTCTGTTAATTTAATTTCATTTTCTAATCTAGAAATTGGAATACCAGTTTTGTCTTCGTTTAAAAGATAAACTTGATAATATTCAGGCGGCCAGGTGTGCTCTTCTTTTGTAATAAGAGTGATTTCGTCGTTGGTGATGTCCATTTTTTTATTCCTTTGTTTCAGCGTATTGACAATTTAGCATGATACAAACTCGTTTGCATTCACTTTTACAAAAAGCGTTTGAGTCTTTTATAGGTTTAAATCTCGTAAAAAATTCTTCTTTGGTTCTGACAAAGTATCTACCATTAGGGTGTTTGTATAAACACTCATAAATAATACCATCGACCCAATCATCATTAATTTTTATTTTGGTGTCTGAAAAAATTCGATAAGGTTTATCTTTAAATGTATAAATATTTTTGTAATCGCTCATAATTTTTATCTGTAAACTTCCCAAAAAGTTTTAGGTGTAATTTTTTTTCCATTCTACACAAGCATCTTTATGTTTTTTGTCATCGGGCTTGAATTTTATTTCCCCATCTAAATAAATACAAAAACATTGTTCTTGTTCGTTCCAATACCCTGTAAAAAATTCGGTACGAATGTAAGTAGAATATCGGATAGAATAATACTCACCATGATATAACGGATCTCGCAACAACATTTATTTTCCTTGTTTTCAGCGTTTGTAATGTTTTTAATTTTATAAAGTTGGTTCAGTTGCTTTACTAATTTTAATAATTTCGCTCAATAAATCAGCTGTTGCTGCTGTTTTGCATTCATGTATTAACCGATTAATCGGGCACGTTGAACGCAAAGGAGACTGAGCTAACCTAATTACTTCAGTCATCATTTCATCTAAAATATTAGAAATCGATAAATTACATAATTGCATGTATTTCAAGTATTTTTTAATTACTTGTAATTTTGCAGAATATTCAATTCCTCTCATTGAAAAACTTTCAAAAAAGTTTTCAGGATCATATTCGGATTTTTTTAGAATTTCATTTAACAGTTCTGAAATGAAATTTTGTTTTTTTGTTAAAAATTGAATTATGGCATTTTTTTGTGAATTAATCATTTTTTCTCCAATATTTTTAGCTTATGTAATATTTTATAAATAAGATTATTAGTTACAATAGATTTTATCAAAATGTCAATATAAAGCAATTAATATTTTTTATTTTGAATTAATTGCTTTCTTTTTACTTTTTTTAACAAATCATCAAGTTCAAAAACTTGCTGCGATATGTTTTGTCTTAACATCCTGGCAAGTAATTTTTCTGCCTCATCTAATTTATTACAATCTATTGCTAAAGTTGCAGCGCTTCGATGGAGTATAATTTGAGTTAAAGAAGAGGAATGTGAAAACGATTTTTCGGCTGCTTGTTTTTCTAAATCAAAAGCTTTTTCAAAGAAAAAGGCAGCTTTTGATTTATTCTTTTTATTTTGTTCTGCAAATGCTTGATCGGCAAATTGCATAGCTTCTTTATGTAAATCTTTTACGTATTTATCCATATATTTAAAATAGGCTAACAGTGGATTTGAACCACCTTCTGACATATATATGATAAAAATAAACTTTAATCAGGAAAGTTACTTGTCTCGTTCACTTTATCTCGTCAAAGTTACAAAACGTGTCTGTTTTTCCAATATAAACTAGTTAGCCTAATTGTACTTTATTGAAAATATATATTTTATGCAAGTATTATTTTAGGTTTGTATAAAAATAAAAATGAAAGATATTATAAAATTTCTTTTAGCTTATAATAATTTAATAAGTCAAGAGACTAACTAAATTTAAAGCCACCAATTCCAGCTCCAAGGAAAAATACTAATCAAGACCAAAATTACAGGAATGCTTACAAAAAATATTGCGACATAGGACAACCAACGTGAAACAATCTCATTATCCCTATTGAGAAAATAGGTACTTCCAAAGAAGAAAAAGAAATAAAGGACATAGCATCCACAAATAGCGAAAAGACGATTGACTGGTGGACTATGTCTTATAGTTAAATCCAATGATTCATTCTTATAAGCTTGTATTAAAGATAGTTGTATTAAGTGTTGAAAATGAAGTAGAGTCATAAATAATTATTATCACATAAACAGATAAGGCACAATAGTTAGTATCTACCTAAATGAAGCACTTGTCTTATAGAGCTGTCTCTTGTGTACTGAATCATTGGTAATAATAAGTATACACAAACAGTCATTGTTATTTAAATGGCATGCTATGCGTTTAATTTTTGTGCATAGGACATCGTGTGTTTGTTGATTTTGTCCATAGGATGGGCTCATATGAGCTTTAAATGGCATGTTTGACGTATATTGTTAGTACCACAACAGTGCATAAAATCGTTACGTTCGGCAAGTCGCCTGTAACGGAAAAAAATTAACTTATTTATATTTGCAAGATTCATGCCAGGTAACCCGCCCCCATATTTCCTTACATAAAAATTTGCAACCACCCTACTGCCACTACCTAACCATAACGCACACAAAAGATTTTTACAGTCAGCTGGTCCACAATCTCTTTATTACCTATAGCCTAGTATCTACCCATATTAAAACCTCTGTAATAACCTGTAATAGCGTTTAAATGGCATTGACTAAAATCACAAATTTTGAGGTTATTAAGTGTTTGATTTATGACCCCCGGTATACTGCCCCTTGTTTTTGATTGAAATGTTTGTTAGAGGTAGATTTATGAAAAGTTATATGACGATATATGAAAAGAATGGGTATATTATT